GTGGAACGATATCTGGTAAATATCATCCTTCCAATCCCTCGCATTGACGTCTCGAACTACGTGGACCTCTACCGAACCCGGGGACACACCCCCGCTATTGCTAGGACCGGGCTGGTTCGGCTGGCTTTCATCCTCTTTCGGTGCGACCAAAGCACCTGGGCGGGACTCATCAGAAGGCGCCCCCACTGCGGGTATCTCTGATACGACCCCCTGCTTCTGGGGCCCCAGCATACTTCGCGCCTGGCATGGCGTTCGCTGGCCTGGGTCATGTTTTTCCCTCCCCACGGTCGGGGTGGCGGCAAATTCACCCGGAGGGCAGTGCAAGCAATGGTAGAATGATCCTTCGTCGCTGACTTCAGTAATGCCATACTGGTAATCCTGTACCTCGCTCGCGCTGGTTCCTACACTTCTCTCGGCCAAAAGCTCGGCGGGCATACCAAGCGCCTTCGCGATCACAGGGAATAGAGGTGAGTCCTCTGTGACCGGATATTGCATAGCCTTGAGAAATTCATCCAGATAGTCGTCGTGCGCGACAGATGGCTGAGCCTTCTTCACCAACACCTTTCCATACTCCACCTCATGGACCTTGACAGGTCGTTCCCCCAGCCACGGTAACATGGCCTGATAGTAGAGTGTGTTGATGAGTGGGACCCGGCCTGCGCCGCTGTCGCGCACGTATGCGAGCAGAGAAGATAACACCACATCACGCTGATCCTTTTGCTCACAGCGTGTCATCTGGTAGGGCAACTTGTTCAACGCCCTCGTCGGAATGGCGCATGAGTCCTCAGAGCTGTACCAGCACCCGCAGAACTCAGCAGTCCCATGTGGCATCTTGGCGTCCTCAATGATGACACCATGTACCTCGTGGGCTGCCAAGAATCCCGCTGTGTCCCATTCTTCCTTCATCATCAGCACTCGGTCGTCTCCCTCGAAGGCACCAAGCATGGTGTCGGACTCAGGGGATAGGAGTGCGTGCGGTAGATCAGGGCTGATTTCCTCCAGACAAGCCAGAGTGATCGCCAGATTAGCCAGGAAGTTACCGATGGACGTCATCCTTTCGCCGGAGCGTCGGGATGCGGGATATTCCAACGTTCCAAACGTGGAATTCAGCGTGTACTTCTCCTCAAGCATGTCTGCTGCGATGTATCGCCCCGTGTCACTCAAATTGAGCGCATCCGCAACCATAACAATGAGCTTAGCTTCTGCAACTCTGAAGGGTCGGCCCAATGTTGAATCGAAAGATCCATAGTCGGTGCTGAATGCATACGGGTGGGTGGCCAAGCGTTTCTTCATGACCGCAGCAAACTCCTGGGGAGTCTGGTTCTTCTTCATCAGGTGCGAGAAAAGCGAAATAACGCAATTCTCCACATGGGCACACACCGACGCAATCCTAGCCGTATCGTTCGGTTGGCAGGACGCAATACAGCGCGATTCCTTGAGTGCAGCCATAACCTCATTGGTTTTCACAGCAAAACACCACCTGATCGGGGCAAACTGGCCGAGCGCGCCCATGGCGGCCTCGACAACCTTTTCACCCCAGCTCTTCGGCAACGCGAACACATACGGAAGCAGCAATGCCTCCGCAGCCACGCGAACCGCCAAGTATTCATACCAGAATTCCATCCTACGCGTCGCCTTCGCGGTCCGCTTGATTCGAGCCATCGCCGCCTTCCGGCTGGCCTGTCTCGATGCGGCGCTCGCACAACCGTTGCGGGTGTTAGCCCGCAGCCTCCCATTGGTGTAGGGTGGGGCTCGGTAGAAAGCGGCAGGGGTGGTAAACTTGTTCATCTCCTCTTCATCGAGTGGGCGTTCAGTGTACTTTGCATCTCTATCCATCTCTGACACTGGCCCATCGGAATGGCCCACTGGGCCACCACGGCGAGGTGTGTAGTCAACCTCGCCCGCGATGGCCATGGGGCTCTCGCACATTTTCTCTGTTGCAATGATTGTCCGATGCCCATCCTCTTGGAAGACGTAGGGCTGCTTGCAGGCCGCGAGGGCGATAAGGGTGTAAACACCAATCTCATCGGGCACGGTGCTGAACATCTTCGTCCTATGGATGTTGTCCATAACGCACCTCGAGGCTTGACCCGAGATCTTCTCCGTAGTGGCCGGAATGGCACAGGAGAGAGCCTTCTTGAACCGCTCAGCATTGACGCGGAACTTTCGCTGCCTGTAGCTTCGTTCGGAACACCACCACGAGGTATACGGCACACTCAAGACAATCGTACTGTCTGGAGAACGGAGCGTGCGCTGCAACCAGTGGGATGCGTCTGCCTCCAGGAGGCCCAGATCCTTCATGCAGTTTGATGGGAAGATAGGGAGGAGTCGCAGGTTCGACTTGCGCCACTGATAAGAGACGACACAGAGGATCATCACCCAGACAACTGGGTCCGACCATCCCTCGTAAATCTTCCGGATCACCGCAACATCTCCCAACAGGGATTTGAAAGCAGCGAAATGAGCTGAAAACTCCATCTGGTCAAAGGGGAGAACCCTAAGCAACTCGGTGCAAGTTGGTAGCCAAAGTCACAATAACCTTGAG